AAAAACGGTGGGCCGGTTAAACCTCCTAAGTCTGCTAAATACATGAAAAACGGTGGGCCCGTTAAACCCCCTAAGTCTGCTAAATACATGAAAAACGGTGGGCCCGTTACAGCTAATATGACTCTTGCAGGGGCTCGTTCTTTTTTAAAGGGTAAAGGCTACAAAGTAGTAAAAACTTAATGCCTTATCTAATAAGTAACATTCCTCATTTTAAATGTTGGGTGCGAAAAGAGTTTACTTGTAACAATCAGCGTTATCACGGCGAGTATTTACATGCTTTGGCAATAGCGGTCAATACAATACCGGACCGCTCTCTTAGCTTTCAGGTTGTCTTTACCGGTTGTGAAGCTGATGAAGAGGGCGATGAAAATTTACATGGTGGGGCCATGTGGGCACGACTGCCTATACAGGGGTTGGTAGCGGATATAGCAATGCCTGAATGGCCGGAAGTTATGGCAGACCACTTAGCTCAACCGTGGGATTGTGAATCACGAGATCATTCCGTGATTACAATGGATAGAGTAAGCAGTAGTCCTTGGATTGCTAAAATTAACCATGAATTTTATAGCTCTAGATATATGTTTACAGTGGATTATACGGACCATCATATAGCGGATGATCCCGCACAACATAAACAGAGCCATGTTATGTACATTACGGAGCCCGGTCCGTGGTACGGGAATATAGTTGCACTACCCAACAACAGGGTTCGGGCAACTAGTCCTGCTTTATGGCGCACCGGAGAAGGCGCACCCGATTTTTGTCCTAATCAGAAGATTTATTCTGCGGAAGGACATGAAAGTTATACGGACCCGTCTATTGTGTTTGATAATTTATACGCAGATAATGACGAGGATGACGAGGATAACTAGGTATGGCAACCTCTAACAGTACTAATTTTGAATTAGACGTTACCGATTATATTGAGGAAGCGTTTGAGCGTTGTGGGTTAGAAGTTCGTACTGGTTACGACCTTAAAACAGCAAAGCGTTCTTTAAACATAATGTTGGCAGAATGGGCCAACAGGGGTTTAAACGCTTGGACTATTCAAGAAGTGTCTGTTCCGTTGGCGACAGGTGTTTCTGTGTATCCGGCAGGTACCTTAACTATATCCGTTGCGTCGTCTTCGGGTTTTGATATAGCTGAAACATTGACCGGTGGTACAAGCGGTGCAACCGCAGTGATCACTAATATCCCTTCTTCTACTTCTTTGGCAATTACGATACCGGTAGGTACTTTTGCACTTAATGAGTCTTTGACCGGTGGTACAAGTTCCTCAACGACAACGGTTTCGGCAGTTGTAGATTTTTCGGATGTTAACTCTACGATTGATTTGTTATCGGTAGTCGTCACCCGAGATAACACCGATTTCAGTATTACTCGTTTAAGCCGCGATGGTTTTATAAGCATACCAAACAAAGCGACTACGGGCCGCGTTAATCAATTCTTTATTGATCGGTTAATAACGCCGGTCATTAAAGTGTGGCCCACTCCTGAAAACAACACTGATGTTCTTAAATTTAATCGGTTGACTAGAATTGATAATGCGGACTCACCCATTAATACCTTGGATGTACCGTTTAGATTTTACCCGTGTTTGGCGGCAGGATTGGCTTATTACTTGTCTGTTAAACGTGCGCCAAATAAGGTGCAATTGTTAAAGACCATCTATGAAGAAGAATTTGATCGGGCAATGATGGAAGATCGTGACCGTGCTTCTTTTAACATTACCCCTAGTTACATGTATTTTAGGTCCTAATAATGGCTAAATACGCTTCAGGAAAAAACGCTTACGCTATTTCGGACAGGTCGGGTTTTCGTTATCGCTACAAAGATATGCGTAAGGAGTGGAACGGTTCTTTAGTCGGCAAAGACGAGTATGAATCTAAACAACCTCAGTTGGGGCCGTTTAGAAAAGTTAGTGATCCTCAAGCATTGAAAGATGCTCGTCCTCAGACCGGTTTAGAAGAACAACGCAATATTCAATATGGATTTGACCCTGTTGGGTTTAGGGGAGAAGATGGTTTAACTCCCAATCCGTTAAAAGCCACGGGTAGTGTTGGAAAAGTTAAGGTAATTATATGAGCTTTACTTTCGGGACGCTTAAAACAGCTTTACAAGACTACACTGAAAATGATGAAACTAGTTTTGTATCTAACTTGCCGTTGTTTATTCGACAAGCGGAAGAGCGTATTCTCAAAAATGTTCAGTTGTCTTTATTTCGCAAAAATGCTCAAGCGTCGTTTACACAAAGTAATGAGTTCTTGCCGGTTCCCCCCGATTTTTTAGCGCCATTTTCTTTTTCTATTCAGCCTACAGACGATAATGGCGCTGTAACAGAAAATAGCTCCAAGACATTTTTAGATTACCGTGATGTAGATTTTGTTCAGGCATTTAACCCTAACTCTACTACCACTGGAAAGCCTAAGTGTTATGCTTTGTTTGATGTAACTAGTTTTATAGTAGGACCTACTCCGGACTCTAACTATACAGCAGAGCTACATTATTACTATCGACCCACAAGTTTGACCGCAGGGTCAGATTCGGTAACAACGTGGTTAAGTGAGAACGCAGAAGTAGCCTTACTTTATGGAAGTTTAGTAGAATGCTATACTTACATGAAAGGTGAAGCGGATATGACACAAGAATACCAGAAAAGGTTTGCGGAAGCATTAAATGCTTTGAAAATGTTTGGTGAAGCCAAAGAAGTTACAGATGAATATCGAACCGGAATGGTAATAAGGGCGAAACAATAATGCTAACGGATCAAGTTTTATTAAACACGGATTTTGGCGTTACTGTCCAAACTTGTTCTAATAGAGGCTTTACACCGGAAGAAATTGCGGAAAGGTGTGTAAATCACATCATAAACGTGTCTGAAGACGCTCCTGAAGTAATAAAGGGTCAGGCCCTAGCCTACAGAGAGCAAGTGAAGACGTTAATTACTTTTTATTTGCGAGAGGCGGTTAAAAGCGACAGAACAACCGTTTTTAATGAACTAAAAAACGCAGGACAGCCGCAACTTGCTGAATTAATTAGGAGATTATAATGGCTTTTAACGGAAACTTTATGTGTACTAGCTTTAAAAAAGAGCTTTTGACCGGTACACATAACTTCACAAACGGTGCAAATACTTTTAAATTAGCTCTGTATACAAACAGTGCTACGTTAAATGCGTCTACGACAGCATATGCTACATCAAATGAAGTGGCTAATGGTAATGGTTACACTACCGGAGGCGCAGCGTTAACTAACGTAACGCCTACCAGTTCGGGAACCACCGCTTTTTGTGATTTTTCTGATGTTACTTATAGTAGCAGTACGATTACTGCGCGGGGTGCGTTAATTTATAACGACACTCAAAGTGATAAAGCGGTATTGGTCTTAGATTTTGGATCAGATAAAGCATCTTCTTCGGGAGATTTTGTTATTCAAATGCCCGCGGCTAATGCTACTAATGCGATTATACGGATAGCCTAATGGCTAATGCGGTAACAGCGTTTGAAGGATGGAACTCCTCTACCCAATCGTGGAATGCTTCCACATGGGGTAATGGTGTAGCTTCTCCTGCGTTTAGTTCTACCTCTGGCATAGGGTCCGTATCAGTAATTTTTAACACTCAAGCCGCGCCTTCGGGTTTAGTTACGGTAGCAAGGATAAATGGTGTAGAGGTTCTTGAAGGCACGGGAGTATCGATAAGCGTGTCCGGTCTTCAAGCTAATGCTTCGGTAGGAAACGCGATAGTTTGGGGTCGAGTAATACCGGATGCAACTACTACTTGGACCGAAATGGTCGTAGCGTAAGGATGATAAAAAATGGCTAGTACATATACAACTTTTTTAGGTATTGAGAAGCCCGGTACAGGAGAACAATCCGGTACTTGGGGCGATACTGTTAACACTAATAGCGACATAATTGATCAAGCGGTTGAAGGCATTATTGCAATAACTTTGTCTGCTACGGGCTCTTCGGGGTCGCCAAATTCGTTGCCAATTACAGACGGAGCAGTTTCAAACGGACGTAATAAGTATATTGAGTTTGTAGATGGAGGTGATATTGGAGGAACTGTTTTTGTTTCTTTAAGTCCTAACAATGCAGAAAAAATAGTTCATGTTCGTAACAGCCTTTCTGGCTCACGGTCTATTCTTATATTTCAAGGAACGTACAATTCTGGCCGAGATTTTGAGATTTTAAACGGCAAAGATTACGTTCTTAAATTTAGTGGAGGGGGCTCATCCGCTACTGTTACTGATGCAAATGTTGATTTAACGGTTACTGCGCTTACCGCAGCTACCTTAAACTCTACTACGTTTAACGCTTCAGGTGTGATTACAGGATTAACGGTCGAAGCCACGGGTAGTACTTCCGCGGGCGACAATGCCGCAATGGGATTTACGTCGGCAGAAGGTCTAATACTGACAGGTCAAGGCTCTACAAACGATGTAACTATTAAGAATGATGCTGATGCCGATGTTCTGGAAATCCCAACAGGTACGGTAAATGTTACGGTTGCGGGCGACTTAGTTGCGGCAGGAACTCTACAAGCAACGGGCGCTACAGCGGCAGGAGATGACGCGGCTATAGGCTTTACCTCCGCTAAAGGTATTATTATTACCGGACAAGGTAGCACTAACGACGTAACTATTAAGAATGATGCTGATGCCGATGTTCTGGCGATTCCCACAGGTACTGTTAATGTCACCGTTGCAGGTGATCTTACTGCCGCAGGAACCTTGAAGGCTACTGGCGCTACAGCGGCAGGAGATGGTGCCGCGCTTGGTTTTACGTCGGCAGATGGGTTGATACTCACCGGCCAAGGCTCGACCAACGATGTCACAATCAAGAATGACGCTGATGCAGACGTAATCGAAATACCCACAGGCACTACCACTGTTAATTTTGCAGGTGCAGTTGCTGGGGCAAGCACTATTACTGCCACAAGCACAATCGTCGGTAATGCAGGGCTACACGTTAAGAACGGCGCGACAGGCGCGGGATTCGTACAGTTCTTTGAAGATAGCGATAACGGTACTAACAAAGTAACGCTTATCGGCCCAGCTTCTACAGCAGACGTTACGTTAACTTTACCCGCTGCCGCAGATACACTCGTAGGTAAAGCTACGACCGATACGCTGACTAATAAGACGCTAACAACTCCTGTATTAACAACGCCCATAGCTAACGCGGGCATACAGCTAAAGAACGGCGCGACAGGCGCAGGGTTTCTTGAGTTCTTTGAGGACTCAGACAACGGTACTAACAAAGTTACTTTAGCTGGCCCTGCGTCTACCGCTGACATTACTTTGACCCTTCCTAGTTCGGCAGGGAGTAGCGGTCAAGCCTTGGTCACTAACGGCTCTGGCGTGTTATCGTTTGCGGCAGTGGGCGGTGCATACGATGATTGGGAGATTTTAACTTCCGCAACAAATTTAGATAATAAAGGACAATATATTAGCAACAAGACTAGTGCCTTAACTCACACGTTGCCGTCTGGGTCGGCAGGTTCAACAGTAATTCTTAAAGCTACTGGCGGTGGTACTGTGACTATTGCAAGAACAAGTAGCCAAAAAATAAACTCAGTAGACGCTGATGGAACATTGTCTAGCGGTAACGCTGTACAGCTTGTTTTTGTTGATGCAACCATTGGCTGGTTAGAACTTTAATTAGGAGATAGAAAATGGCACTTTTAGGAAACAATGAAACCGGAAACCCTTTTCCCACTATGGTTTTTCAAATATCTCAAACTTGGACTTGCCCTGTAGCAATGGAGGCTCTTGTTTATGTTATCGGCGCAGGTGGAGGCGGGGGAGCAAGTCATGGCTCTAGCGACAAACAAATAGGAGGAGGAGGAGCAGGTGGTTGCGCTGTTTCTAAATTAAACCTTGCGGCTCAAAATTACACGTTAACGATTGGATCAGGAGGCGATAAGCGTACCTCAACCTCTACTTCTGTAGCTGGAAACGCTGGAGGAAATTCTTCTATGGCTGGCACAGGAATGACAACGATGAACGGTTTAGGAGGACAAGGAGGACAGATAGGAGCTAACGGGGGGGGAGAGACTGATGGGGGAGCCGCAAACGGAGGTACTTTGATGAACAACACCGGAGGCGGTTGTACCGATTCTCCTGTAACAAACAATGTATTTTCGCGTTCTGGAGGGGGCGCACCAAACTTATGGGGATCTAACGCTACTGCGAGTGTTAACGGAATTTGGGCTACTGGCAACCAAGATGCTTCATCAAAAGGAGGCGATCCTAGCGGATCACAGTTAGCGGCAAATGCTATAGCGACAAATTACGAGCCGCGCAACAGCAACTCTGAAGAAGCTAATCAACCTATTACTAATAATCCTTTTCCCAGTCTGGAGTTTATATATAAATCCCGTACGTCTAGCGGCGTAATTGAATTCATGACTGCGGCTACAGGCCAAATACAAAACCTTATGACCATTAGTAGTCGCGTTAGAGCCTTTCCTGTTGCGCCTTTTACTGGAGGTCTAGGAGCGGGCGGGACTAGTGTAAACTTTAACTGCGGGGCGGGATGTGTTGGCGGCGGGGGAGGAGGATTTGCAGGTAGATCAGACTCGACAGGAATATCAGGCGGCGGTGGGTCTGGAATAATAATCATACTACCAATTAGCATGGGAGGTTAATATGAGCGCACAAAAATGGAAAATAGTTGACGCTGACGGAAATTGGGTAAACAACATTGTGTCTAATTTAGAGTTTGTTACTGATCAATACCCAAACTGTACTATTACCGAAGTACCAGAGTATGTTTTGCCGTTAGAAATAACAGCCAAAGATTGGCGTGATATGGAACTAGAAGAAACCGATAAAGCCGCACAGACAGCGGATTGGCCTAACCGCAGTAATATATTGGCGTACCGCACAGCACTGAGGGATTGGCCCAGTACGTCAGACTTCCCAGATAAAAAGCCAACTTTGGGTAGCTAGATATGGAAATCAAATTATCGAATGTGTTGAGCCTTGTGCCTATCATCGTGGTGGCTACGGGTGCTTAAATCTGTAAAAGATTGGCTTTCTCG